TTCTCTGCATAATTAGTTGTTAAATATTAACTATTTACCTAAGTTCCTGAAGTAATCTCGCTGTCTTATCTTCTTGTCTTCTTTAGGCTTCTCGCTTTCAATTGACTTAGAAGTAGACTTAACATTACTTAAGTTATTGGTTTTAATAGTCTCTAGCTTCTTCTTTCTCATCTTATCAAGGTTCTTCTTCCCAACATAGCTCTCAAATAGCTCTTCTGGAAGTTCACTCAAAAACCCATCTAGCTCCTGACGAATCTCTGCTTCAACTGTAGGAAGCACATCCTCAACTCTAATCTTAGATGCATCAATTCCTAACCTATCTGCGTTCTCAATAGCAAATAACATAGCGTCAGCAATCCTAGCAACGGTTTTAGGCGAGTCTGGCAAAGTCTTATGTACAGACAAGGCTTGCTCAATTTCATTGCGTAATTTAGCCCCTTCCTGCTCCTGTAGCTGCAACATTTTAGCTTGGTAAGTCTCTTCCTCTCTTTTCTTAAGAGTTGCCCTCATTTCATTGAGTTCTCTCTCAAGTCTTTCTCTTTCCACTTGCTCAGGACTTTTCTTCATTTCGTTAACTTCATCAGTTAACCATTTTTCTGCAAGTTCTGAAGGATTTAATCCCATTTCCTTCAATACTGAATAAGGGTCTTTCATAAGCCTCTTGACTTCTTCTTCCAATCCTTTCTCAAGCTCGCGTTTTTGTTGCATAGACATTTGACTTACTGCTGCCAACTGAAGCTCTCTCTTGATTGCTTCTTTGTCATTTAAGTCAATTTTTTTCTTGATTGTTTTACCATTAACTTTAAGCTCAAATTCTTCAATCATCTGCTTAATTTCTTTCTCACTAGCACCTTCTTCAATAGCTTCCTCAATTTGTTCCTTGAGTTCTGCTTTTGTTTCAGCAATAGGAGCTTCTCCACCTTCACCTTGAAGGTCGCTTTCCACAGCACTGTTAAAGCCTGTGTCATCTACTGTAATTGCATCGTTAATAATTGGCTGATCGCCAGAGTTGTTCTCAGACATAAATTCTCCTTGTAATAGTCCTTTCGGATATATTATTAAGTAGCCATCCGTTATTGGGTAGGCTATTTTCTATTCTTTTTTCTTTCTTCAGACAGAGTCTTTAAATGCTCAATCCTAGCATTAAGTTTCTCTACTTCAGGGTCTTTAGGGTCAGCCTTCTCTGCTGCAACAGATCTCTCTGTGGCAGTCTTAATTGAGCGTAAAAGCTCTCCACCATACCCATCTTCCTCTTTCATATCTTCTATTTGTTCTTCGTAATATTCTCTGTTTTTTGTTGACGTATCACCAGAAATTGGATACTCATATCCTCCTCCAGCTTTAGGTCTTCTTAAAATTACGCCTTTAGGTTTCTTTTCCATTATTGTGCTCCAAATGGTTTGCCAGTTGCCGGATCATTCGGAACTTGAGCTGGGGAAGGTAGCTCAGTACTTTGCACTGGTGTTCCACCTGCTTCTGGTGCCATCATAGGTCCTGACACTCCCGGAGCATTAGGATCTGCTGGCATCTGAGGAACGTTCTCAGGTGATACAGGACTTCCTGCTGGAGGACCTAGAGGTTGTTCTCCACGTAGAGCAAGAAGATTAGGATCAGTCGTTTGAAGCAATTCAATATGCTCCATAACGTGTAACATAACTCTTTCAACAAGTTCTGCATCCTGTCTTAGTTCTGGATCAGATAATACGTTTAAGTGATCGTTAATATGTAAGGAATGTCTGTCAGTAGCCAACGCTTGAACTACTACAGTACCATCAGTAAGCTTCTCGTTTTCAGCTCTAATTAAGAGTAGCTCATTATTCTGACCTTCAGTCATTGTCTCTAGTTTACCAGTGTTAATAACACTAAAGTATTGGTCAGCAGTTTTAACAAGACCCATCTGAATCAGGTTGTCTGCCATCTGCACTTTACCTGCGGTCGTTTGTGAAAGGGCATTACCAACATCAATGATAACTCTGTTAACTTTATCTATGCTTGAGCTAGAGAACTCTTTCATCTCTGTTTTATTTGTAACACCAGCAATAGCAGCAACTCTAGGAACTTTAGCAAAGTCCTGAAGAAGCTGTAGTAATCCTGTTCCAACATCTTCAATCATCATAATGTAAGATTGTTGAAGCCCAGAGATAAACTGTAACGCTTGTGACTGAACTAGAGCAAGAGCATTACCAGAGTTAAGCGACTTCTCAGGGTTTCCTCTTGCAACAGAGTTAACTCCAGAGATGGTTTCCATTTGTCTTTCTAATGTTTGGATAAAATTGAATATTTCAGCAGGTGTTTGTGTAAGATTCAACGGTTCTGGCTTTCCACTGGCTCCACCAGCTACCATAGGGTTGTATTCAATGAAATTTAAGCCTCCAGAGAGCTGTGTAGAGCGTACATCGTTACCCCTAGGGTTGAGTATGCTTTGCACTCCAAAAGCGTTCTGATTGGTTAAAACAGTACTATACAAGCTGTTAGTAGCATCCTGTATAGGCAATAAGTCGAACATTGGAGTATACCCGTAAGGTGTACCTAAGATCTCCCCCGGTGAGATTCTATAGACAGGGATACGTCTATAAGGCATAGCAGTATCCATCAGCACTGTCTCAGGATTTAGATACAGAATGTATCGACCATGTGGCATTGACTCGGTTTTTCTATGAAAGAACTCATATACAGGTATATCAGAAGTCTCATCCAGAGGGGAGATGCTTAGGCGATATTTTTGTTGCTGAGTCTTACTGTGTACGGAAAGAATCTTATCTTTAAGTTCTCCGTATTTCTCAGCTAGATCAAACTTGTTCTTATAAGAGCGAACAACAACCCAATCATTATCATTAAAACTTTCTTTTGTACTGTCAAAAACTATATCAAATGGTGAAAGGTTTTTAAACTCTACATCACCTTCGTAAATAGGAAATGGCTTTAATTCTCTACCATTAGCGTCATACATCCTACCATCTTCGTCAACATTGGATACTTCGTCTTCATCTGGTTCAACATAGTCATAGATCTCTCCTGAGGTAGAGTTCCATTCCATTTTGACATATCCTGCACCCATAACAATAGAATATTCTGCAGCAGTCTTAAGATATTTCTCAAGACGCTTATCTCTCATGTAATAGTCTAATAGACCGTTAGCAAGGATAGTCTGAACTTGGGACTTATAATCTGTATTTACAGCTCTAGATTGGAACGCTGGTCTAGACGAGGTAATCATGGTAAGGATATGACTTGCAATGTTTCTATAATGGTTTACTGCAAGGTTAGCAAGCTCTCCGCTTTCTCCACCAAAAGTTATTGCGTGACCATCTTCGTAATACGCACCGTGATAGGCTTGCCAGCTACGTCTAAGCTTGTCAATGTAGCGATTAGCATTAAGGGTATCGTACCACCACTTAGCTTTCTGTTCTAAATAAGAAACGGCTTTCTCAGCTTCATCTGCGGCAAAATACACTGAGCTGTCATGGTACTTTTCTTTCATAGGTGTCCTTTTAAATTGGTCATATATAGTTGTTATTTCTTTCGACGATTTATCAAGGAGTTGACTAACTCTTCGATTTCATTATGTCTGTTCTTCATCAGTCTTTCTGGCATAAAGAGTGTGTCGCTGGTACTAAACTCACTCATCTCTAAATACCCTGCAGGATAGGGGTTTTTATTAAAATCTACGTTCCTAATCATGTATAAAAGAGCATCCACACCGTCACAGTGGTTAGGTCTTAATCCTTGGTCTTTTATCCCTTTTAGTCGCTCAAATCCTGTTACCTTACCTTCTTTAGTCTTCTTCCAACGTCCTGCTTGTAATTGATATATAAGGTTCTGACATTTAGGGGATATCTCAATCTTACCCTGTCTAATCATTAAACGTAACTTATTTATCTGTGCATCTTTGTTATCTTTGGCTGTAGGAATAAACTTAAGTCCATGTTCCTTGTCTAAGTCAAACATAAGGATCTTATTGTTATAGTCCATCACTCTCATGTATGGTTCATATGTCTCATGTGTCAAAGGATTAGAGAAATTAATCTTTTCCTTGCGTCTTATCCCATCAGCAATATCCTGAGTAGTAATCATTTCTCCGGGACCACCAAGAACTACCTCGTCAGCTATAACAAGCTTGGCACCTAGGTAATCGTAATATCCAAAAAGGATGTGCGTTAAGTCAGTTGCAGCAGGGTCGCCAGAGACATAATAATCGTAATAGGAAGGTTTTGCTTTTCTCTCGCCCACTATGTCCTTTTTAATGCTCTCGTTAAATTCGGGCACAATAAAGTCGTCAGACACCACTTCACACTGGAGCATGAACTCACGTAGGAAAGCTGGGTCATCTCTGCCTCCCGGATATTCAGAAGCAATTTCTTCTATGTCTTTCTCAGTAATCATAGGATTGGAATAGATGTCGTACTCTATTAACGTTCCTTCTTTTCTCGCAGGGAGAACATAGTCTGTCATAAAGGGGTGGTCTGGTTCTTTGGAAGGTGTTGAAGCTAAAATCATCTTACCCTTAGTGGTAAGTAATGTTGGCATAATAATAGACTGAACAATGTAGCTAAACTCATTGTAGTCCATAAACCCTGCCTCATCTAATATAGCAAGGTGACATCTAGATCCTCGAACAGACTCAGCACTACCACTATCTGTTCCTGCCATCTGTATTTCACTACCGTTAGGAAATACGAATAGCTTATCTGCTTCCATCCATTCTGGTTTTATATCAGCAGGACAGTCATCTAGAATAGTTTTCATCTGATCTCTAGCAACAGTCTTTGCGTCTTTCTTTTTTGGAAATAAAACTTTGACTACAGAGTTTGGGACACGTATACATTGCTCTACAGCAAGGATACACATCGTAAAACTTTTGCCACTTCTACGGGAAATCAAGAACGTAGTCTTCTTACCTTTAGATTCGTAAACAGACTTTCGCATTTCTTTCTGGATACCTTTTAGTTTCCACTCAAGGTTTCCTGCTCTCCAGAGCTTATCAATTGCTTGCTCTTTAGTGAGATTAGTTTTTACCACCGTCTACTATCCTTAAAAGCTCTTCTACGCTCTTTGCTTTGCCTTTAGGCTCTTTCTTTTCCATCTGCCCTCTTGCCATACGTAAGTTCTTATGTAACGTGTCTAGGACCATAGAATCGTCTTTAGAGAGCATGTTTGCTTCTGCTATCGCTTTGAGATTCTCTATCCCCTTGATGCAGATGTATTCAACGTCACTTATAGGAGACTTCTCTGTAATTCCATATTCTTCTAGTGTTTTTTGATAACTAAGATTTTCTCTTTCTAGTTCCTTTATACGATTAGACAAGTCATCCAAGATCAACTGGTCCTCAAACTTCTTTTCAAAGTCATCTATTTTTTTAGACATCTAAACCTCTTATTTCTGCTTCAAACTTTACACCCATTTTTTTCAAAGCTTTCTTAGCCTGAACACGTAGTGTATATTCGTGTGTTGGAGGTTTTACTCCATCTATCTCGTTAGATCTTACAATCTTACGCTGGTTAACATTTTTAACTCTATATGTCATTTCTTTTGTATTAAGCTCAACTTCGTAAATAGCACCTTGGTTACCTACAAACTTACTTGATACAAGGATGTCTGGATTTTTAGTTTTTCTGTAAGCGATACGTATACTCATAGTATCTCCTAGAAAATGAATTTAGATTCGTTTGGTGTTCGCATGGAAGCAGCGTCTCTCTTAGCCTGACCTTGGGCGATCTGGTATTTCATTTCGATTAGGAGACTTCTAGCTCTTTCAAGTTCCATCTCTTCATGAACAAGATCTAATTCGGTCTTAGTTACTTTCTTAGGAGCAAAGATATTATCGAGGATTGATAATCCTATTCCTAATGCACCTATAATTAAAGACGCAAATAATGTTGGAACTGAATTGTAAAAGATTGATACTAATGAGACAAAGACAGACAGGACTATAAGTCCCTTGTTGAATGACACTTTCATATAACTCCTTGGTAGGATAGCTTATCTGTATCTCAAGTATACTATAAACCAGCCATCATGTTATTTCTTAGGTTTTCTAAACCTTTTCTTTAAACTTTCAAAAGGATCTATAATCTCATCCCGTTTCTTCTTAAGATTATCTCTCTTCTTTCTCTTAATTGTTTCAGGATAAGATTCTTTGTAAATTGGCTTTAAGTTCTCAAAATCGTTCATAAACCCTCACATATAGTTG